TAGGATCTTTTTTAGGAGGAGATTTAGGAGTAGCATCTTTTTTAGGAGGAGGGTTGGGAACTTTGTTAATAGGTATTGGTAATAAATAATATGGAGTAGCTGGTTTAGAATTTCCATGTTTAGAAACGGAATTAATAAGCTGATTATCATTAGAACTAGTAATGATATTAGTAACAGGATTAGCAACTGGACTGACAACTAGATTAGAAACTATATTAGCAACTGGATTCGAAAGTGGATTAGCGATATGATTAGCAACAGGATTAGGAATAGATATTGGTAATGAATCATGAGGATTAGTTGGTTTGTCACTATTATTAGTAGATTTTAGAGAGGATGATGGTGTTATTATTTTTTGTTGTATTTTATCAGCATTGTTTCTAATTAGTTGTTTATCATATTTGAATAAAAAATCTTTCAATTGAAATAATTTATCTGCAATATATTTTTTGTTTTTAGATGTAGTACTATCATGTTTGCTATGAAATAATATTTGTTCCTGTTCCTTTTCTCTTAAAAATTTTATTTTTGTATATCTATATTTAATTATTAATTCTTTTATTTCATTAATATTTCTATCTATTATGTCTGTAGTAACAGGATTTCCAGATTCGTAAATTGTTGAAATTCCAGCACTTAATGTTATTCTATTTTTTCCTAAAAAATTATATTTTCTAATATAATCATTTTCTTTATTTTTGCCTTTATGATTTGTAGAATGTTTTTCATAAATATCTTCAAATATGTACAATGTTTTATTATCATTATTAGAAAATTTATTTTTAATTTCATGAATAAAATTTGTGTTTTTTGTTCTAACTGCTATAGATTCGATAATTATATTATGAGGCGGAATATATATATCAGTATATTTTATTTTATGTTTGTTTTGTATATTATTAATAATTTCATTAACATTAAATTTCTCTTGTTTTGCGGTATATTCAATAATATTTAAAATTTCAATATTTGTTAAATTCCCTGTGTATTTTGTCAAGTCTTGTTTCATATATATGAAAAAAATATTATGTATAATTTTTTGTTTCTTAATAAAATATTTATCGAAATCAAAATGAATTATATTATCATGATTTTTATAAGCATATGTATAATTATTGATATAATTAATATATAATGTTAATTCTTTTTCGTATTTATTTTTACTAAAAAAAAAATATTTATTTATATGATAAATTAATTTATTAATTTTTTTATAAATATTATTCATAATTTTTTCTTTTTCTTCATTTGTCAAATCTTTATTTGTATAATATTGATTTAATTTTGATAAATAATAATCTTTGGATGCTAAATATTTATTTATATTCATCTAATTTATGTTAATTTATATTTTTACGATTAAATGGACAACCAATAGGAAGTGTACAATTTTCAGGAATATATTCATTAATATTAACTCTTAATTTACAAATATTACATTTTTTAAAATTATCAATCGAACTTGGTGTTTTTAATTTAATAAAATGGGGTTCTCCAATATATTGAAATGTATAAATAATATTAATTAAAAGTAGTAAATAAAATAGTGATTTTTGCATTAAAAAAAAATAAATAAATAAAAATCATTTTTTTATATAAAACTTATTTATATTATTAAATACATATGTTTTATTTAAAAGTTGTATTTATATTATTATCAGTTAATTCGATATTTGGATTTAACTTTAATAAATTAATAATGACAAATAATTTAAACAATGATAAAAATAACTTTAACAAATTAAGAAGAAATATTCTATATTCAGGTATAGGAATTAGTTCATATACCTTATTAAATCCAATTAAAACAAATGCGGAAAGTACAAATAATTTATTAAATTATATTGAAGAAAAACAGAAAGAATTATATGATAAAACACTATCGTCAGTATGTTATATTAGTACAGAATATACAAGTATGGGTGAAAAATTTAATTTAAATGCTGAAGATTTACCAAAAGGTGTTGGTACGGGATTCATTTGGGATAAATCAGGACATATTATTACAAATTTTCATGTAATTAATAAAGTAGATAATGCACTCGTGACAATTACAAAAAAAAACAAAGAAACAGTAACATACAATGCAAAATTAACAGGTATAGATCCTGATAATGATTTAGCTATTTTGAAAATTGATGCTCCAAAAGATGATTTACAAGTAATTAATTACAATCCAAAAACAATTGTAAATGTTGGACAATTTGCATTTGCAATTGGAAATCCATTTGGACAAGATCATACATTAACAACTGGAATTATATCAGGAATTAATAGAGAACTTTCTGCACCAACAGGAAGAAAAATATACAATGTAATACAAACAGACGCTGCAATTAATCCCGGAAATAGTGGAGGTCCTTTATTAAATAGTAAAGGGGAACTATTGGGGATAAATACAGCATCTTTAGGTATGGGTGTATCAGCTGGTATAGGTTTTACAATTCCAATTAATAATGCAATTAATTCAATAAATGATATAATTAGAACTGGTTATGTGCAAAAACCAATTTTAGGAATAACATATATGGAAAGAAATCCATCTGAAAGTGAATCTCTTAAAAGTGGTATACCAATTATTAAAAAAGGACTTTTAATTTTAGATGTTCCAAATGATTCTCCAGCAATTGATGCAGGTTTGCAAGGTATTAAAAAAAATAATGAAACAAAAAAAATAGAAAGAGTAGGAGATATTATAATTGGAATTGATAATAACGAAATAAATAATCCAAAAGATTTATATGCAATATTAAAAAAATATAAACCTGGAGATAAAGTAAAACTAAAATACATTAGAAACAATGAAGAGAATGTAACAAATTTAATTTTAGGTAATTATAAAGGTGCAACATTTACTAAACTTGAAAATGAAAGGGGTGTTGATTTTGATAAAAATAGTAGAAAAATAGATATACCTTTAAAGGATTTAGAACCAAAAATTGAGCCTAAATTAAATTAATTACAGAATAAAACTAAAAGTATTTAATTGTGAATTATAATATTGTTTTCTTAATTGTTAAAAACACTATATACTGTGTATACAATCTTTATTTTTTGTTTTAATTTTTATTTTTAATAAAAAATGAATAATATCCTTTTATTTTATTAATTATAGTTAAAGAAAAAATGGATATATCAAAAATAAGTAAATTAGAGTTATTAGAAAAATGTAAAGAATTAGGTATTACAAAATGCAATTCAAAAAATAAATCACAATTAATAAACCTAATTAAAGGCAAAAATGAAGTTGTTGAAGAATGTAAAATAATTTTATCAAATGAAGAAATACCATTACAAAATAAGCAAATTATAATGAATGATACAAAAATATTAAATGTAATTGACCTATTTTGTGGTTGCGGAGGCATGTCAAAAGGTTTAACTGATGCTGGATTGAATGTAATTGCGGGAATAGATATTTGGGATAAAGCAGTTGAAAGTTATAATAAAAATAATAATCACCCAGCATATTGCTATGACTTAACAGAGTTGCCTCCAGAAAAGTTTAATGAATTATATAATAAAGAAAATAAAATTGTAGATATTTTGGTAGGAGGTCCGCCATGTCAAAGTTTTAGTATTGCTGGAAAAAGGGATAAAAACGACCCAAGAAATGCTTTATTTATGGAATATGTAAAATATCTTGATTATTTCAAACCCAAAGCATTTATTATGGAAAATGTTATAGGAATGCTTTCAAAAAAAACAACAAGTGGTGAAAATGTTATTGACATAATAATGAATCAATTAGAAAGAAATTATAATTGTATAATTAATAAATTATATGCAAGTGATTTTGAAGTTCCGCAAAATCGAAGACGTACTATAATTATTGGAATTAGAAAAGATATAAATATTATACCAAAAGAAGTAGAACCCATTATAAAATCAGTCGAAGATAGAATACCTGTTAAAAATATATTAATTCCAATAGAAGAGATAGATAAGAAATACTATTTAAGTGAAAAAGCATTAACAGGAATAGCAAATAAAAAAATTGTAAATAAAAAAAAGGGATTTGGATTTGGAGCACAAATGTTAAACTTTGATAAACCATCATATACGATTCCAGCAAGATATTGGAAAGATGGGTATGATGCATTGGTTAAATATAACGAAAAAGAAATTAGAAGATTGACAATTACAGAACTAAAAAGAATACAAAGTTTTCCAGATAATTATATAATTACTGGTTCGAATAAGGATGTTATTATGCAAATAGGTAATGCAGTTGCATGTAAGTTTGCATATTATCTTGGTAAATACATAATTAATACTCTTCAGTAATTAATTCTTTCCAGAAAAATGACCCTCTAAATTGGGAATAGTTACGACTATTACCATCATACATTCCACTATCAAATATATTTTTTTATTTTTAATACATTCAATAAAATACTCAAACTTGAATGCTTTACCAAAACAAATTTTTTCATATGTACTGCCTATTTTTTTACATATAAAGAACCCCTTTTTATTAAATTTATTATTAATATGTGCTTTCATTTTTGATGATTTCCATAAAGAAATAACAATATTATCTGTTTGTAAGAATAATGGAAAATTCATTTTAACACTCCTTGTATCTTTTGAAAATGAATAATAAATGATTATATCATTATTTTCATTTATTGTTAATATCTGTCCGTTAGAGTTCCAATTATTGTATGTTGGAACACAACTTCCAGACCACGAATATCTGTTTCCCTTACTTGGATTTGGATTTCCAAATGTCTTAATAAAATCACTTCTGCTTAATGTTATTTTGTCTGTCCAATTGTTCAAGGTATTAATGTTGTTTCTTTTATTTTTTCGCGAAAACGCATATTCGCTAGCACTAAAATCTCCAAGTGTTGTTTTACTTGAAGATTTTTTCATTTCATAATCATAGATATCGGGTTCATTTTTTCCATTATGATTTATACCCATTTGTGTTTCTAACCAATGACCCTCTTTTCCACAATGTTTTATATTTTGCCCTTCTAAACATATTTCAACACCTTTAACATATGTATTAAATAATGTTATTATATGTTGTTTATCAATATCAATTTCACTAGTGGTTTCTACAATATCGCTCATCTTCTTTATTTTATTTTATTTAAAAATCATTTTTTAAATAAATAAAATAATAATATACATTGCTCATAAAAACTGTAAAAAAAAATGATTATTAAAAAAAAAAAATAAAAATAACAAAATGTTGTCATATTCAGGAATTAATCTACTATTTAATAACTGTATAAAATTGTTTGAAAATATTAAAACCAAAATTTTAAATTATAGAAAAAATTTAATTAAAATTAAAGATAATTGTATTGAAAAAATGAGAGAAATTAAATTTTCAATATATAATAAATATTTAGTAATTAAAGATATAACAAAAACGAATTATTATAATTATAAAGAAAAATCTATAGTTATATTAAATACACAATATAACAATTATTATACATATTGGTGGAACAATTATGATAAGATACGATAAGTATTTAAATACGAGGTTCTAAGTAGCAAGAGACTAATTCATATTTATTATTTTTTTTAATAAAATTCCATTTATATATTATATAGCAAATACTTTCATTATTATTCAAATCTGTATTTTCTGGATAATAAATATCATTAAATTGAATTCCGTTATATAATAAATCTTTATATGTCGCTTTAATTTTGACATCAACAATATAAAATTCATCTTCTTCTTCAATATATTTTTCATAATTTATAATTTCAAAATCCTTAAATTTTTTAAAGAGAATTCCATATTTACTATCATTGAATAATTCAATTAATCTTTTATTACTAGTTTGTTTAATTATATTCAAATCAGAAGAATATGATTTTAATTTAGTTAATGCAATATCTGGATTATTATTTTTAAATGTATATAAAATATCTTTTAATATTTTATTAATTTCATAATTAATTAATTTATTATTTGTTTCAATTTTTTCATTATTATCATTAGATTTATCAATATTTAGTTTAGGTAAATCAATAGTTTCTTTTTGTGCTTCAATAATTTCAATAATTCTATTTGCTTCTTGCCTTAATTCAAGAATTAATTTATCATCATCATTTTTTTTATCATCATATGCTAAAAAACTAATTACTAGTGGAGATAATGTAAATAATTTGCGTCTACTAATCAAATTATTATTATTTTTTAATGAGATATTCTTAATTAAATTAAATTTATAAGAGAAAACTGAATTAATAAATAACAACGAAACAAGAAAATATTTAACCATTTATTATTATTAATAAATGGTTAAATATTTATATGATTTTAGTTATATATGATTTAACTGTCGGGATATCTATATTATTTATATATATAATTTATATTTTATACACTAAAATAATATAAAAACTTAAACATTATTAATAATAAATGATATTATATATAAAACTATTTTTACTAACTAATCTATTTTATTTAAATTTAGGTTATAAATATAAATATGAATATAATATTAAAAATATTCTAAATAATATTCCAGATAATAGTACTAATATAAAAAATAATACTATTAAATTTTTGAAAACAAATAACACAAATAACACAAATTTAATAAATACAACTAATACACTTAAATTAAAAAATAATACCGAAGTTATACCTCCTTATTTACAAAGAAAAAGCAAGTTTTGTCATATTAAATGTAACTGTTTTTTCTCACATAATGTAGTAAATGATAATATAAATGTAAATAATTGGATTAGAACACACGGTTTACCGTTTAATAGTATGAATGATAATATATGTGTTCCAAAATGGATATAAAATATACTTAAAGTTAAATTATTTTTTTTTATTAATGGATATAGAGTTTAGTAAATTATCTATTAATAATTGTGATATTTGTAATAATATATTAACAAATATTAATAAAAATATATGTAATAGTTGTTGTGATAAAATAAATTTTTTATACGAGGATGATATAATTAATTTAAATTGTATTTATTGTCAGTTTTATACAGATTATAAAAATTCATATATATGTTCAAATTGTCAACCCATATAAAATGATATAAATATCTTATTATTTAGATATAATATGAGTATAAAAATAATTGATTTATTTGCAGGAAGTGGTAAATTTTCTTTAGCATTTTCAAATGCATCAGTGTTCCAGTAGTTGATTTAATAGTTGAAAAATTAAATAATATATAAAAAATATAATGTATTATTATTATAATAATGTTGAAAATTTTATTACTATTAAGTCAGTTATTTTATACACAATGTTTTTTAATTTCGGAAGGAGGAAATATGTTACAATTTAATAAAAATATAAGAAAATCACAAAATATTTTAAATCTTAACGCGAGATTTAGCAACAATGTTTCAAGACGAAATATATTATATTTATCACCGGTTATTTTAAATCCTAAATTACTTATGGTTGATAATGATAATTTAGAAATTAAGAAAATTGCAGTTTTTGGAGCATCTGGTTATACAGGTGGTGACACAGTTAGAAATTTGCTAAATAGAAACAAAGAAGTTATTGCACTAACAAGAAGAGAAATGAAAATTGTTGATAGAGAGCATATGGGAAAAAATACTTTAGTAATTGATGATATTAATCAAAAAAACAAAATTACAAACATTATTTGTGATGTAATGAAACCGAATACATTAAACAATATTTTAAAAAATGTAGATGCTGTTATATATTGTGCGGCTTCAAAACCTAAAGTTAAAATGGACCCTTTAGAACCAATGTTAAATAAACAGAATAATGTTGTAAGTAAAGATGATTATGTTGAAGAGAGTAATCATGTTGAAGATATAGGATTAAAAAATGTTGTTAATGAAGTAATTAAAAATAATGTTAAAAAAATAGTAATTGTATCATCGATATGTGCAAAATGTCAAAAAAATATGAAAAATGAATATGAAAATCCGGGAGAAGTTATTGATAGGGGCGAAACAACATGTGAACCTTGTTTTAATAAACAAGAAGGTGAAGAATTAGTTAAATTAATGTATGAAAAACACCCCGAACTAAGTTATACTATTGTTAGACCTGGAATGCTTTCTCCTGGTGAAAAAAGAGGTGTTGAAGAAATTGAATTTAATCAAGGAGTAACAAAAAGCGGTATAATATCTCGAGAAGATTTATCAGAAATTTTAATTGAATCCGCTTTAAGTAATGATTCGGGTTCAAAAACATTTGAAGTTTACTATAAAGATACAGCACAACCTGTTGATATGTATAAATCTTTGCAAAAATGTAAGGAAATGGGCAAAAGTGTAAAAGAATGTTTTTTTGGAGAAGGATATGAAAAAAAAGAGGACTTTACGATTGATAAATTGTTAAAAAACAAAGTAAAAGGTACAATATTTCCATCTGGAAATGAAGTAATTGGAAATGATTATACTAAAATTTTAAAAGAATTAAAAAAAGATGAAAAAGTAAATTACGATATAAGTATATTAGGTTCTCATGATATTCTATAATATAGGATGACTTACTTTTTAATGACAAATAAATTAGGAGATTATGCGTGTTTTACTTTTAATAAGTATGATGATTATATAAAATGTTATGAAAGATATGATAAATTAGGATGGATATAACAAAAATATAATATCAATTTTATATATGGAGGAACATATTATAGAAATTCATTCTGATGTTATTAATTCTGAAATAAACGAAGATGAATTAAGTGTAAATAATAATATGTTGGGATTGGAAGTAAAAGTTAAGAATGCAATATCTAAATTAGAAGAATTAATAAAAAGTAAAAAAAAAATGGAAAATGAAAAAAAAGAAATGGAAAATGAAAAACATATATTAGAAGAATCTTTAAATACTTTAAAATCAGATGTAAAATTAATAAAAAGTGATGAACTATTATCTTTAACTAATTTAAAGAAAAATTTGGACAATAGATTAATCAAATGTGTAGATGAACAAACAAAAAATATAATAATTGCAAGAAGGTCATATCATAATATTAATAATAAATATTGGTGGTCATCGATATTTATTTTAGTTTTTTCATCTGTAATAACATTTATAGAAGCAGTAAGATTAATAATTGAAAATACAGAAAATAAAAAAATAAAAGAATTAACCTATATAATTAGTATATCATCTATATTAATTGGAATATTAATAACAATAGTAACTGGTTATATAAAATTCAATGATTATCAAAATAAATTAGAAATAATAAGTAGTCGTTTATCTTTATTACTGCAATATCAAAAAAAATTCGAAGTAATTAAGTTTCAACTTTCAACATATTCATTACCGGAATTAGATAATGATAAAGATACAATACAATGTACAAAACATAATATATTATCGAAAGAATTATTAAAAGAATTTACTACTTCATTAAATAGATTAGAAGAAGATATACAAAATAATGAATTATTGAAATATATAACAGATTCTTGTGAATTTAGATATTATAGAGAATATGTTGATACATATATAAAAGACATGATGTATAATAATTATATCAAAACTTTAACAGAATATTTACATAGTCGTGATATTAATTATGATACTGAAAATACAGAAAGAATATATGAAAGAATATCAAAAATAGTTAATAGTCAGAGAAATAAGAAGAAAATTAAAATGGATTTTGAATTATTGAAAGAATTAAAACAAAATTTAACAAGTAAAACCCATTAATTCTTAAAGAAAAATAATAACAGTTTATTAATAGTGTAATATGTCTAGTAGTAATACAAGTTCAATGATAACAGAAAACGAATTAATGAACGATTTAACAAATATATTAGCAGAAATACATAAATTCACTGAAACAAATATTGCAAAACCTTTTAATGAATTTGCTGAAACAAATATTACAAAACCTTTTAATGAATTAACAGATACAACAATAAATTATTTTAAATAATTTATTTTTTTCATTTGTTTTTTCTTTCCTAAAATAAAATAAATTTTAATATTTTATAAATATAATGGATAGTAATTTAATTAATTTAAAATGTATAGATGATTTAAATAATAAATTAGCATTATTATTAAAAAAAAATATTAATAATTTATTGGAAATAACAAATATAAATTATAGTATTGATATACCACAAATCCATTTATTTAGCGAACCTAATTCTAATATAACAAGTAATATTATATCAGAAAGAAAAGAAAGTCAAAACTATAATAAAACAATGTTATATGATCCATATGATTAATTATTTATTTTTTTGATTTACTTTTAGATTTGGGTTTAGATTTAGTTTTAGTTTTTTGCAATTCTTTGTATTTTTAAAGTAAAACATATTCATTTTTATATTTAATATATTGTTTTCTATCGCCAATAAATTTGTATACATTTCTTTCTTTGCCCAAAACATCTTTTTTTATTGACAGAAGACACTTTTCTTTTGCTTTTAGAGTATTTTGTAAGTCTTTTATTGTTATTTTTACTATTTGTGCCTGCCATCTGACCAAAGTGTTTGTCTAATTTTCTTTTACGCAAAAGGTTTTCTTTTTGAAGATCAAGCAAGCATAGTTCTTGCTAAATTTTCACCACTAGGGTCGTCATGTACTATCCTATCTATACCTAAACCATTTGAAAAGTTATTATCTGCTTTATTTGATAATGCGTTTGACCTCATCTGCAGTAGATTAGTATTAGCAGGGGCACCCTGTAATCTAGCATCAATAATTACTTGTGCTCCAGTTCCAACTCTCCCAGAATTTTCAGGAAGGCACCTTGGTGGAACTCTCTTGCTTAATAAATATCGGCAATCTGCCGTTCTTCAGTAACCTAGCGCTCCTGGCGTAATCATCAAAATTATGGTTAAAATGATTTTGTCCACCTTTGTCCTTTACAATTTGTCCCAGTTCTCAGGCATGAATTCTGCTACTTTTTTCCCAATATCAACATCATAATAATAATTTTTTCCTCCACCAAGAGTATAAACTATTCTATATGTCGTTATATGATTGTTTGTATTAAAGGTTTGTTTGCTTTGTTTATCAATATAAGCCGGAATGTACAACTGTTTTTGCATTCCTTTTTCATCGTATTTACCTTTACTATCACTTTCATTTTGGTCTTGTATTTCTTTTGGAATAAAATACAAAGTATGGAAATACGAAAACTGGAAAGAATCCTCATTCATAACTTGTGCAAATATACTTATTTCTGGTCTAATAGTGTAATGACCTGGAACACTAATACTATGTTGGTTTTTTTCCGGCGTACTACTTACCTGTCCAAGGTTTGAATGTTGTAAAAGTTTCGTTTTTTTTAGCAACTAAATCTGCTGTAACAACAGATGAAGTCTGTGGTGTAGCAGTCGATTGAGACTTATTACCAGATGAACCCAAAGAAGAAACACCCTTTGTAATTCTTTTTAAGAGGTCACCCATCTTTTATCAATTATCTATTACATATTAATATTATATATATTTTTATATTTAATAATATATATGAATAATGAAATAATTCAAAATCATAATTTAATGTATTCTGAACATGATACAAAAAATAAAAATATAAAAATAGATGAATTATTATCGAGAATAATAGATTCAAAAAATGAATCAAGTACTCGTTTATTTATGGTAACGGAGGCATATGATAAATATAATAAAGAATATTATATAATATCATTAACAATTTTAGTATTATCATCTGTAATAACATTTATGGAGGCGATAAGATTATTAATTATTACTAATGAAAATAGTAACTTGATAACAAATAATAATACAATAAATTTTACATTACATATATTATTATTACTAAATGGTACAATAATAACAATATTAAGTAGTATAATAAGATTTAAAAATTATAGAGAATTTTTAGAAGGACTAAAAGATGCTCAATTGCAATTAGTTAAATATAAAAATAAATATATGAGGCAATATTATATAATAAAATATAATTATATTAATAAAATAATACAAGAAGCAGATATTATAAAAATATCAGATAAAATAACATTATATGACAGAGTGGTAAAATCAATAAATTATTTTCAATTTATTAAAAATAGTGATATAATAAGATATAATAAAATAAAAGCACAATTTGATGTAAGTATATTTGAAATAAAAACATCAACAGCAAATGATTTTGAAGCAATAACAAAAAAAAGAGAGAATGAATATATAAATATAAATAATGAAAATGATATAAATAAAGAAATGATTGATCATAATAAATTTGTTATTTTAAATAATTTAGAGTTAGATAAAGATAGACTAAAAATAAATATATCTGAAGAACGATTAGAATTAAATAATAAATTTAAAGAGTTGAAAAATAATATTGTTTAAGCGATATGTTGATCATTATTATAATTATTCCACAATTTATCTTTAGAATCTATATTATTTGTTGTAGGAGTAGTTGGTTTAGATGGTATTTTTTTTTTCAATCCACTTGCACCATTTAATTGTAATGGTACAGAACGACCTTCCCATAACTCAATAACTTCCAGTTTAATACTTTTTTTAATATCTTCAAATTGACATTGTATTACAAGAGAATCATATTTTTCAGTAAGACCATTAATTGCATTTTTAGACAATTCTTCTGTCTCCAAACCTTCAATTTGATGAGCAAGTTGTAAAAAATTATTACTTAAATTTTTAAATAATTCTACTTTTTCAGACACTTTTAAGTTATTTTGTAATGCAAGTATTAATACACTAGCTCCATTAACAACAACATTTGGTATTTTCATATTACCTTTTGCGTTATCAAATGAATTTAAAATACACATAACAGAACTTGTAATTATTAATGGTATTTGAAATGCAAATTTAACAAGACTCCAATGTTGTGTTGCTTTTTGACATAAAACAGACATTGCTTCACATTTATCTAGAAGCATATTTAATCTTTCGTCGTGTGATATATGTAACGAACTAACTCGTTTCATATTAATACTCTATTTATTAATAATAATATTTAATTCATAATATGTTTAATTTAATATTTGAATTAAATTAAATATTTTTTCTTTTAATAATTTATTAGATAAATCAAGCGATTCTAGTTTTTTTTAAAAATATCAATTTCATTCAATAATATTTGTTTATTATTTTTAATATTAAAATTTATTTGTATAATATTATTATTAAAATAAATATTATAATTTTGATATAAATAATTATTTAAATAATCTTTTATTAGTAAATTTAATATATAATCCAAATTGTTTAATATTGTAATTATATTGTAGTATTTAATAATAAATATAAATAACTGTATTTTCAATTTAAATTCATTATAATAACAGAATAAATTAATAAAAAATATATTATCATTAATATCAAGCATCATTTCTTGTTCTTCGATATAACATATTTTTTTTTTTCTCTTTATCTTTCATCTAAAAGATTAATATATTTTTAAAAATTTTAAAAAATCTATATATCATCAATATCTAATTTAGTATCACTATCATCACTATTAATGACATCATTATCACTATTACTTTTGCTATCATTATCTGTACTATTTCCATTATAATCAAATTCTAATCTATCATCATCATTAATAACAGTATTATTATCACTTTTTTCAAATTTAGTTTTATTATTATAAAAATTAATAATGCTTTGTGCTAAAATTTTGTCTTTAATCAATGACTGAATTTGTTCTCTATTAAATTTATGTACAATATCTACTTTACTATTTTGATAATCTCGAAGAGATACAACTACAATGTCGCATTTTTCAATTAAAATTCTTTTTGAAAATTTTCTTAATGAACCTCTAATAATACCCATACATTCATTACCAGAATTAGTAAATAATGAAACCCTACAATTGCCTAGTAATTTAGTAACAATCGCATATTCTTCATTAGTTTTATCTAAATTATAGTCATTATTATGGGAATTATTTAAATATTTTTTTTGTTTTTTATTTCTAATAGATGTTTGATACATAATTCATTATACTATAATATGTATATATCTTTAAATAATATAAAAATAAAATTAATTTTATTATTAGATGGAGTAATGAATTACATAAAAAAATTTATATCAGGAATAAAATTAAATAATGAAGAAATAACAGATAATATAAATAAATCATATTATGATAATAGTATTAAAAATTATGAATTAAATAATACTTTTTTTTTACATACTGATAAAAATACACCATTAACAAATATTATTTCAGATAATATCTACAAAGTCAAGGTGGTAAATGTGTTATCAGAAAATAAAATAAAAGGAATTATAAATATAAATTCAAATTTTTTAAAATTTAATTTTATAATTTTAAATAAAAATTTTTCAACCAAAGAAGAATTATATTATTTTATATCAGTTAATAAAGACATTGAAACAATGTTAGATGAGTTTAATAATCATAATTATTTCATTAAGGTAATCATAACTGAAATAAACAAAAAAAATTATGTATTATGTAATATTATTTAAATTATATAAATATAATATCTTTATTTTATATACAATGTACTTAAATGACACATGGTCTTTTTATTTTCATGATCCATATGATACAGATTGGTCAATAGAAAGTTTTAGTTTTATATCAAATATTAGTAATGTAGATGATTATATTTCAATTTTTGAATGTTTTAAAGATATATTATCAAAGGGTATGTTTTTTATGATGAGAGAACATATTTCACCAATATGGGAGGATGAATCAAATAAAGAAGGGGGGTGTTTTTCTTATAAATTATATAGTGATAATTTTCTAGAAAAATTTTTTGAAATATTAGCATTAATGATAGGAGAGAATTTAGGAATAACAAATAATATTTCAACAAATATTAATGGTATATCAATATGTCCAAAAAAAAATTATTATATTGTTAGAATATGGATTAAAAATACAGAATATGCAATAAAAGAGAATTATAATATTAATATACCAAAATATACTACTATTTTATATAAAAAACATAATCTAATATAACATATATATAATATAGATATATATCTATATCTATATCTATATCTATATTATATATATATCTATATCTATATAATATTATGCAAAGTATTAAAACTTTAAAAACTACAATTAAAAATCCTATTATAAAAGAAAAAAAATTTGTATAATTTTTTAAAAAAAGAAGATTTAAATTATGGAACAAAAGATGGTTACGATTATTTCATAATACCGAACCAATATTATATATAGAAAGGAGTAAATCTAAATGATGAAAAAAATAAAAATGTTAATATTGAAGATAAAGATAGTATAAAAATATTAGATAATATATCTTCATATTTTTTTGCAGATAAAGAAACAGCATCTTTATATGGTTCAAAAAAAGGTCAGGATAATTGTATTGATTTACAATTTAAAATTGTAAAAGATTTAGTTTTAATGGATATAAGTAATATAAATACGATAATAACATTATTTAAATATTTACGGAATTTAAAATACGAAGAATTAAAAGAAATGAAATATTATTTAATGAATTATTAGATTGGAATAAATCCATTAATTTAAAAAAAATTATCCAACTGAAGAATTATTTTTTGAAAAAAAATGGAAAGTATGGCGGGTTGAACAAATTACAAATACTTTAAACTATGAACCAAAATATGTTAATGATAAAGTAAGTTTTCCAAAAACACCAAAAAAAGTTGAAAGGAAATCAGATGATTTTTTTGACAAAATTTTAGTAGATTTAATATGTAATATTTGTAAAAATAAGGGTATTAATGGATGGATATATTTTAAACAAGACGATAACGATTTTCATGATGAAATTATGTTATGTGAGGCACACGAATATATAGAGTATATAGATTATCATAAAATATAAAAAATATATAACACATAAAAACCCATTTGTATTTATTCACAAACACATTGAGTTTCGTGAATTAAGCAATTCTTACAAAAGTTTCTAAATTCCATATTATAGTGGTCATCAATACAATAATCATCAATATTTTTTTTCATTTTGATATAATCAAAATCTTCCTCAAGAATATTTGAAATATTTGGAAGAACAATTTTTTGAAATATATCATACATATCATCCATAGTTTCCGCAGTTTCGCACCAATCGTTATAGACCATCGTTTTAATTATAAATTCAAAATAAATAATCATTTTTTTAGATATTATATTTATTTTTTGTACATTTTATATATTTTGTATATCTTTATTTTTATAAATATTGGTAATATCAATATCTTTTATATCATCAAATAATAATTCAATAGTTTATGTATTAACTTTTCCGTAAACAAAGACAGAACCTTTCATTAATATGTTAAAAAAATATAGATAACAACTTATTCATTTTTTTAGTATTTATCATTAATTTATAAACAAAATTATATATAAAATTTTACAGTATTATTTAGATAAATGAATAAAATAATAACATATAAAAATAGTTTTATAGTTCAAAAAGAATTAAGAAAATTGATAAATATTTTAAAAGAAAATATATTTGAAAATAATGGAATATTATTTGGAGATATTGTTGCAAATTTATTAATAGTAAAATATTATAAGAGTATATTTGAGAGAAATAATATTAATTTTGATTATTTTTGGAATAATGATATTGATAAAGAAACAATATTAAGAACAGAAGTATGTAATAAAATAGATGTATATTTTAATAATTTAGAAGAATATACAAAATTTGTAGATTTTTTAAAAAATAGTAAAATATTTGAAATAACAGTAATAAAAAATATAAAAAATATAAATGATTCTCCATATATAAATAATTTTTATGAAATATCAACTAAATTAGGAAGAACATTAACTTATGTAGGTTATCAAATAAATGTTAATATAAATATAATAGTTAGAATACCCGGAAGTAATAGTTATTTAGAACCTCCATTTAATGATACAAATTTTTTAACAGATATATTGATAATGAAAAAAAATAGAGAATATAAAATATCAAAAAATACAGGTATAGTTGAGATAGATAAAATGAATATAATAGAAAAAAGTATATTTTATAGTAAAGTTTTGAAAGAAATATGTTATAAAAATAATTATATTTTATGTAAAAAAATAGAATTTAATAATATAATAGCAAAAAAAGTATTAGAATATAACAAAAATGAATATTCTATAGTTAATTCTCCTTTAATAATAACAAAATGTAATAATTATTTTAAAAATAAATGTTATATATGTCAATATGAAATAAATTATAATGATGATATAATGTTAATAGATAATATATCAAAGTGTATGTTACATAAAGAATGTGGTTATAAATATATGGAAAATTTATTAGAAACAACTGAAAATATAAATTGTCCATTAAGACAATCAATTAATTTTATTAAGAATGATAATAATTTAATATTTTAATATATCTTTAATATTTCGAAGAATAGTATTAGAATTATATAATATTACAATATTATCATTATAATAAAGAAATTCATTTTCTATATTATTTGTATTGTTAATATTAAAATTATTTAAATCAATATATTTTATTTTTTTTTTAGGATTTAAAAATTTTGAATAATCATCATATAATTTTTTATTGTTAGAAAATTTATTATTATTATCAAATGAAGATTTTAATGTTAAAATATTATTTTTATTTTTATTATAAAAATTATTAGTATAATAAAAATTATTTAGATAACAATCATATAGAGGTAAAAAATATAAAATAAACAATAAAATATTTTTTTGCATTGTTTATTAATTATGTACATATTTATTTATATCATTTTTTAATATTATTGTATGCAATTAAAATACCAAATATAAAACCTAAAATAAATATAAAAGAAAATATTAATTTAATAAAATACCATATATATAAGAAATCTTTTTTAACAGATTGAGAACAAACACAGTCTTTTTTTTTATTAAGTTGATTAATATAAAAAACAATTATTCCATAACTAATTACATTATATATAAATAATAATAATGATATATAATGTAATTTGATAGTGTCTCTAAATATTACTAAATATAAAAGAGATATAGAGGCATAGCATAATATAAATATAAAATAAAAAACAATATAGTCAACATACCATTTGATATTTGAGCAATTACATTTCGTTTTTTTCATATTATTAAACCATAATAATCCAACAATAGGTGGTACAATAGTTAATATTAAATTAAATGTTAATAGTAATATAAATGATACATTACTTAAATTTGACAATTTAGGTTGTATTTTTTTTGTTTTAGAATTCATTTATTTTCTAATATAATAAAATATTATATTATTTATAGATAATGAATTCTAAAAAATTTGTTAATAATTTCAATGATTATTTAAGAGAAGATAAGAATATGTCTTATAATATTAAGCATTTAAAAAATAAAGATCCTGAAAAAAATTTTGATAGAATTAGTTATTCAAAAAATTATAATGATTTATTAGAAAAAAAATATGGTAATAATTTATTAATAGAAAAAACTAAAACAGAATGTTTATCAAATAATAATAATATTTTAGATAAAAATAATTATATAAAACAAAGTTGTTATAAAAGCGATATTTATTATAATAAATATTCAAATAGTCCATTTGAATTCGATAATTTTCATTATTTAAATTAATTTGTACTACCAAAACCCCCGATATTTCTATTTGAATTTTCTAATTGTTCATTAGTTTCATAAAATTTTGAATAGATTTGTTTTTTAATTAATAATTGACAACATTTAAAAGGCAATGTTAAATCGGGCATTTCATCATCTATTTTAGTTAAAGCAACATATAAATTACCTTTATAACCTTGGTCAATTATTCCAATACTATTACTTAACATATAACCAGACTTACTAATTGAACTTCTTGGTACAATTTCAACATAATAACCATTTGGAATATCAATTTTAATACCAGTATCATATAATTTAGTTTTATTACTAAATGTTTTATATAGACTAATAATAGTAAGATCATAACCAGCATCTGACATTCTTGTTTTAGATGGAATAATTGCATTATCACATGTTTTAAGAACTTTAATTACAGGAATTGATGTAATACAATTTAATATATTTGTAAAATTATTATAAAAATGTTCGTCATAATAATTATTATCAATATTAATATATAATTTTCCTAAAAAGTCAATATTATTAACATCAATGTATTTTAATGTATATAAATTTTCTCCTTTTTCAATAACTGCAGGAATATCAATAAATTTTTTAATATTTTCTAATAAATTTCTATCTTCATGTGAAATAATTGAATATATATTATTAAAACATGATATTAATCCATAATGTTCAAACAAAGCTCTAATAAAACCCATTGAGTTATCAATATTATTTTTAATAATATTTGAATAATCTTCTGAAATAATATTTGATATATTATTTTTTAATATATTATTTATATTATTAATGATATATTTATTATTAATATAAAGATTTATATTACTATCATATGTAATATGACCTATATCTTGAAATAATTTAATAATATCTAAATTTAATAATTTATTTTTAAATACAAAATGATATGTATCATTTTCTAGAAGTTTATTATAATTAATTAATAATAATCCTAAAATATAACTATTATTATTTGTTATATAACTAAAATCATATTCACGCATTTTAAATATTAAATTTAATATATATTTATATCATTTTTTTATGAAAAATATATATAGTTTTTATCATTCAGTATTATTTTATTTGTTGGATACATTTGTTTAAAAAATAATCCTAAATTTTCATGAATAGTTAAAGTATCATTATATTTAAAATTATATATAATATTTTTTGCTTCAAAATTTGAATGTATCCAATAATGAACCATATAAGTATTATTATCATAATGTCCTGTTTTAATTCTATTAAAATCCTCAATAGATGATTTTAATTCTAATTTTATATCTAATATAGGATAAATTTTATCAGTTTCAATTATATTATATAATGATTTATCAGTTAAATGTAGAATTTTCATATATAAATTAGAACCGAAAATATTAAATTGATTAAATATTTTATCACCATGTATATTATAAATATAAATGATACTATTAATAATATTTTCAATTATTATATTATTTTTATTACAAGCAAAAAAAGCATTGCATATATAATTTTCATTATTCCATACATATTTTGTTTGTTCTTTTGGTTCATATGATATATAAAATAAATCTTTGTCAAAATCAAATAAATTAGCTAAGTTTTTTACTAATAATATATCTAAATCAATATAAATACCTCCATAATAATGTAATATAGCAAGTCTCGCTAAATCACTTTTTTGAACTCCTAAAATATTTTTAGAATATATTTCATATAATTTTTCATAATTTTTATTTAAAAAGTCTTCAATATTTGAGTCAGTCCATAGTTTAAATTCAAAATCAAGATTTTTTTTTTTACTTTCTTCAATCATTTTATCAAAAATTAGAGGTAATTGTTTATTATTATCAAACCAAGTTTGATGAATTATTTTAGATATCATTATTATATAAATATAATAGTCTTATATTTTAAATATATTTAATATATTAAATGAATGAAATAGAATGTTGTGTATGTTTAGAAAATATAAATGATAATTCTAAAATTATAAATTGTGATAGATGTATTAATATAATTTGTATAAATTGTTTTGAAAGAATTGAAAAAAAAATAGATGGTAATTTTTTATTATGTTATACTTGTCCAAGTTGTAATTTAGAAGTAAAATTAAATATAGATGATTATGATGTTATAAAAAAATACAACTTAATTAATTATTTAAAAAAATTAATAATATTTCAAAATAATACTCTTACAACTTTACAAATAACAAATAATGTTTTACAAAGTAAGATAGAATATTTATTATTTTGTGGACATAATTCTTATAAAATACTAAAAACATTTTATTTACTAGATAAAATGTTTGTAATTAGTTTAATAGGTATATTATATTTAATTTTCTAAATATTTCTCATCTAATCTAAAACCTTCAAATAATTTACCATCATATTTCGGTATATAATCTATAGGACTTGATGTAATTGACATTCCACAATATTCAACGGGTTTTTTATTAAATTCTTGATGTTGATAAACACCAATATTTATTGATTCTTCTAAAATCCATCTAAAATTTGTCCAAAATTCATCAGTATGTCCTATACTTTCTGATGCTAAATGAGATAATTCGTGTAACACAACAAACATCATTGTATTTAAATCCATTAATTTCTCTTTATTTCGTATACATAATACGATTTCTTCACCTTTATTAACAGAGTAACTTGTATATCTTGGATCATCAACTCCTTCTTTTAAACTATTTTCTTTATAATTATTACTTAATCTTTCTGTCCTTTCATCATTTGGATAAGATTTTTTTAAATGTTCTATTAATGTTACTATTTTTTCTCTAATTTGACCAATTAAATTAGCAGCTTCTAATGCGTCATCTTTATCTTGTACATAATATTCTCGTGAATCAAATGTGCTCTTTATTTTTGTTAATTTACTATAATAATTATATAAATAAGCTAAATAAAATATAGTTCCAAATAATATTAATAATATTAATGTTTCTAAACTAATATCCATATTTATCTACTATATAAATTAAAATAAAAAATGATTTAATAAATAATACTTATTAATTAACTAGAATGGAATTTCCTAGAAAAGATATTGATGAGTTAGAAAATAACGAAAAAACTATAAAATTACAAATAACTGATTGGTATATACCTGAAAATGATAAATCCAGACCAAGAAAAAATTATGATGAAGAACAAGATTTGTATACAATGTTAATTTATGGTACTGATGAAAATAATATTACATATTCAATTAATGTTATTGAATATGAACCATATTTTTTCGTAAAAGCACCAGAACATTGGGATGATTATAGTGATAAAAAATATCAAGATAAAGTTAATGAACTAAATTTTACTTTATTGAATGAAAAATATGAAAGTCAGTGGAATGGTAAAAAATACAAAAAAAATATTATATCAAATCATTTTAAACAACATTTCAATAATTTATCTGTAGTTAAAAAAAAAGAATTTTGGGGTTTTACAAATGAAAGAATATTTAATTATATAAAAGTTTCAGTCAAATCACTTGCATTATTTAATCAACTTAAATATTATTTTTCTTCAAAAAAGAACGATGGTTTTATATTATATGAAAGTAATATAGATCCATTTATTCGTTATATTCACGAACAAGATATCAAACCTTGTGGATGGATTTCAATTGAAGATTATGAAGTAAGTGATAATGAAACTAGATGTAATCACAATATTACAACAAATTATAAAAATGTAAAATCTTTAAATATAAATAGGATTGCACCGTTATTAATAGCTAGTTTTGATATAGAATGTACAAGTAGTCATGGTGATTTTCCATTAGCAAAAAAGGATTATAAAAAAGTAGCACAAGATTTAACTAATGTTGCAAGAAATGGATATGAAATTGATAAATCATATTTAGTTTATTGGTTACAATGTATTATTACAAAAGATGTTAATATCGATGATAATTTGATAATTAATAGAATTTATCCTAAAAAAAATATTAAATTTGAAGATATACCTAAAATGATTGAAAAAGAAGCAGAAAATATTATTAAATTATTAAATAAAGTTTCTGAAATTGATATATTAGATGAAGACGATGATGAGGATACAGACAAAAATAAACTAACAGTTGGTGAAATTAATAAATTAGAAGATGATATCAATAAATTGTTAACTCGTTCATTACCTCCATTATTTGGTGATGAGATAATACAAATAGGAACAACAGTTCATAAGTATGGTAATGCAGATATCATTTATAAAAATATTATTAGTTTAAATACTTGCGATAAAATTGAAGATTGTGATGTAATTGAATGTAAAACAGAGAAAGAAGTAATAATGGAATGGAAAAAAATGTTAGCTGAACTAAATCCAGATGTATTAATTGGTTATAATATATTTGGTTTTGATATGAGTTATTTATGGGATAGAACAATTGAATTAGGAATAAATGATACATTTGCAATGGGTTTAGGTAGACAAATTACAAAAAAATGTATTTTAAAAGAACAAACATTATCTTCATCAGCACTTGGAGATAATACATTAAAATATTTTGATATGGATGGGATTGTTATAATTGATTTATTAAAAATAATGCAAAAAGATTTTAAATTAGATAGTTATAAATTAGATAATGTAGCATCAATTTATATTGGTGATAAAAAAGATGATTTAAAACCACGAGAATTATTTGAAAAGTATAGAGGAAATTCTGCCGATAGATGTGTAATAGCTAAATATTGTGTACAAGATTGTGCATTAGTTAATAGATTATTACATAAATTAAAAATACTAGAAAATAATATTGGTATGGGAAATGTCTGTTTAGTTCCTTTAAATTTCTTATTTAGAAGAGGTCAAGGTATTAAAGTATTTTCATTAATTACAAAACAATGTATGGATAAAGGTCTTGTTATTCCTGTAATTAATAGTTATGATAATGCTTATTTAGATACAGATGGATATGAAGGTGCAGTTGTATTAGATCCAAAGGAAGGGATGTATCTAAATGATCCAATTGTTGTATTTGATTATGGTTCTCTTTATCCATCTTCGATGATTTCAAAAGATTTATCACATGATAGATATGTTTTAAATGATAAATATATAATTGATGATCCAAATATAGAATATATTGATGTATCATATGATTTATATGAAGGAAAAGGAGATAAAAAGAAAAAATGTGGAGTAAAAACATGTAAATTCGCAAAAATAAAAGACAAAGACGGTAAACAAAAAAGAGGAATAATTGCAGAGATTTTAATTATGTTATTAAATGAAAGAAAAAATACAAGAAAAAAAATAGAATATAAAACTATTACTACTAAAAACAATAGTTATTATGGTTATATAACTGAAAAAGAAAATTACTATAATATTTTAAACATTGATACTGAAGAAACTACAAAAATTAATAAAGATGATGTTCTAGATATTAAAGACACATATTCGAATTTTGAAAAAGATGTATTTGATTCTCTACAATCTGCATATAAAATCACTGCAAATTCATTATATGGTCAGATTGGTGCTAGAACATCTCCTATTTATTTAAAAGAGATTGCTGCATGTACAACAGCGACAGGTAGGGAAATGATTATGACTGCGAAGAAATTTGTTGAAAAAAATTATAATGCAGAAGTAATTTATGGTGATACAGATTCAATATTTTGTAAATTTCCTTTAAAAGATATAAATGGTAATCAAATATATGGAAAACAAGCATTACAAAGTGCAATTGAAATTGGACAAATTGTAGAAAAAGATATTGCAAAAATAATGCCTTATCCACAAAAACTTAATTATGAAAAAACATTATATCCGTTTATTATTTTAAGTAAAAAGAGATATGTTGGAAATTTATATGAGTTTGATGTAAATAAATTTAAACAAAAATCAATGGGTATTGTTCTTAAGAGAAGAGATAATGCAAATATTGTTAAAAAAATATATGGTGGAATAATAGATATTTTGCTAAATAAACAAGATTTACACGAATCTATCAAATTTTTAAATGATGAATTATCTGATTTAGTAAATGGAATTACATCAATTAATGATTTGATTATTACTAAATCATTAAGAGGTTCTTATAAAGATCCAACAAAAATAGCACATAAAGTATTAGCAGATAGAATTGGTTCTAGAGATCCGGGTAATAAACCAATGGCAAATGATAGAGTTCCTTATGTTTATATTAAAATAGATAATATAACTAAAGATACTTTACAAGGTGATAGAATTGAAAATCCCGAATATATTTTACAAAATAAATTAATACCGGATTATTTACATTATATTACAAATCAAATTATGAAACCTGTTATTCAATTATATGCTTTATGTCTCGATGAATTACCTAACTATGATAAAGAAAATGATTATTGGGATTTATTAGATGCTGAACTTAAAAATAATAAAACTATTTATCAAGATGATGATAAAAGATTTAATAGAGTTGAAAATCTAAGATTACGCATGGTAAAAGAATTATTATTTGATAAATTTATTAATATGTTGAGTGAAGTAAAACAAAAAAAAGAAAAAAAAATTAAAGAAAAAATTTCAATATCAAATGAAATCAATATTATAAATCCAAGTGTTAATTTAAATGTTACAAAGAAAAAAAATAGTAAAATTATCAATAGTATTATTAAAATTATCTCTGATAAAAAAACTATATGGAAATCAGAAATTAATCAAGGTACTGATAAAAAACAAGAAACTATAAATTGTATTATTAAAATAATTGAATATTATCATGAAAATGATATTAAAGATGAAATTAAAATTAAATTAAATAATAAAAAATTTGTAAATGATTTCAATATAGCAACTATAAATTTAAATGATTTTAAGAAATACGATCAAATAGATGAAAATCTAGTAGAAAAAGCATTAAATACTTGTGATATAGGTATCATGTCAAATTCAATATCAATCTTAGATTTTAAAAATATATTCTTATCAAATAAAAAAATTACATTTATATAATAGATTAAATGAATAAAATATTATTAATTACAATATCTATAATATTAATATTAACTTTTTTTATTATATTTAAAAATTTTAGTAATTATGAAAAATACATTAATATCATGGAACATACCCATGATATTAAACATAAACATTTAGATAATGGTGATGGTTTATATGGTAAAATTATAGGTGATTTAAGTCATTATCATGGTCATAATGATAATATTCAAAAAGCAAAATCTAAAGAATATTGTACAACAAATATAATTGATTCTTATTGTTATCCATTTAAAGAAATAGTTTTAAAAAAAAATCAAAATTGCGAAGATAAATGCACTGAATTAAATGGATGTAATGGTTATTTTACACATAATAATAAATGTTTTATATGTAATGGTAAGTTTAGAAAAAACGATGGTAACTATATTAGTAATATGAATATTAAACCAGATAAAAAATCAAGAACAAATAAAGTATCCGATTTACATATATGTAATTGGAATAATGCTCACAAAAGTACATGTAGATTATCAGAAAATGAATCATCAATTTGTAATAATTGTTATAATTTTCATAATTCATTAAATGTTGGTGTTGATGACTGCAATACTATATGTGAAAATAAAAGTGATTGTAAGGCTTTTTTCATTAAAAAGGACAGTAATAATATGGATAAATGTTTTTTATGTGATAGTTTTAGAGATTCCTGTCAAACTTTAAATTTAACACAAAATGATAAAACTAAATTAACACACGAATGTTATTATGATGAGAATAAAACATTTGATGAATATACTCAAGAACCCCGTGATGATATAATAATAGATGAAGATTTAGAAATTGAAAATGTTATTGAATCTTCTGTATATGAATATGAGGATAATGATGAGGAAGAGGATAATTATGAGGAAGAGGATAATTATGAGGATGAATATACTGAAAAACCCCGAGATGATATAATAATATATGAAGATGATGAAGAAGAAAGTGAATGTGGTTATAATAAATTTATAAATTCATCAGGTCAATGCGAAATTTGTAAATCTTGTAGTATAGGTAAATATAATTCTAATAATTGTAATAATGAAACAAATACAAAATGTGAATTTTGTAAAAAAGGAACATATAAAAATTATACAGGAAATCAATCTTGTAATGAATGTTCAAGTGGTCCTTGTCCTTCTGGCGAGATAGAAACAAAAAAATGTAATATTGTAAGTGATAGAAGATGTACATTATGTAAAGCTAATACTTATAAAGTAACAACAAGTATAGGAGAAGAACTATGTGCTAGTTGTGATGTATTAAAAACATCTTGTAAAGAAATTGCTAGACCAAATGAATTACAGCATATAGAGTGGTTAGAAGAGGGAAGACATTCTAATTGTAGTGCTTATTCAAAAGGTTATTGTGAAAGAAGATATAATGAATGTTATGATGATGGTAATTGTGAACAAAAAATAGCTAAATATTATTATGATACAGATACATGGGATATATAATATATATTATAGATAAAATGGAAGAATGGTTTAAATTAGGATTAATTAAAACTATTTTAGTTCTTATAATAATTTTAATTAAAAATATGAAAATAAAAACATTAATTATGCATTTCCAGTTGCAGTAAATATAATTTCAACTATTATTATGATATGATACATATTTTTCTTTCTGCATTCTATTATTTATTACCATATTTTGAATATTTGTTCTTTTTCTATGGTTTTAAAGGTATTCCACCTATCTTTCTTGTTTTTTTTCAAATATACCCCATATACTATTATCTAATTACTTAATACTGTCGTTTTTACGATTCTTCGTTTTTAAATTACACAATACTGATTTTTTCTCTTTTTTTCTTTTGTCCCAAAAACGACCTAGATTTCCCGATTCTCTTTATAAAAAACCCAAAAATTTAGGGCGTTTTTGGGATTTCCTTTTAAAACCTCTTTTTTCAAAAAATTATAATAAAAAATAAGGTTGCTTCCGTCACATATACACCATTTCGTTCATATTCTACGAAAATAACTTTTATTTTCTTCCATCAGTTTTTAAAGTGATGTCAAAATCCCATTTTACAAAATACCTATATTATAAGGTAGTAATTTTTTTTATGAGAATTTGACATCACTATGTAAAATGGTATATAAAAAAAAGTTGTTTCCGTCGGCAAAGCATTTCGCTAATATTCTACGAAAATTATTCAAACATTTTAACTTATTTTTTTGATAAGTATAAATAATACTTAAAGCAAAATGATAATAAAAAAATGATTTAAATATAATTATCATATTGTTTTGGTTGTTTCATTATTTATATAAAATTGGTTTTCTTCATCTATATCTGTATCTGTATCTTCGTCGCTTTCAGGTATAAATTGTAATTTTTGATTTTGTATTAATTGTAATCTTTCATCAAAATTGAAATATTCAATATGATTATATATATTTTCTGCTTCTTCATTATTAAAATCTTTTAAATCATAATATATTAAATAATCGTAATAAAATATTAATTTACCAGAGATTCGTTTTCCTCTTCTATTAGGCAAATTTTCTATTTTAATACCAAATAAATCAAATAATAGAAATTCTAATTTTCTTTTTGGTGTTTTAGTAAATCTAATTAAATCTTTATTTATACTTGATGTTTTACCAATATATAATGGAGTTTTTATTCCTTCTTTTAGCAAATATTCGTTATACAATTCAGTTATTTTGTTTTCATTATTTAATATTTTAATACCATCAATTTTAATATCAGTAAAATTACAACCAATACCTTCACCTTTAATATCATATTTGATTTCTAATTTAGATTTAAATAAACTATCCAAATCAATAATTTCATCGTTTATAAATTTTATAGTATAATATACATAATTTAATTCACCTTGTATATTAAAATGATTTAACTTGTAATGATAATATAAAATTAGATTTCTTATAACTTTACCACTAACCCTATTATTCAATAAATTATCAATTATGTTTTCAAATTTATTTTCATATGATTTTTTATTATCAATATAATCGTCATAAATATCAAACATTTTATCAATATTGAAATAAGTATAAGCAATAAACAGATTTTCAATTTTAGACATTTTAATAGTATCATATTTTAAATCTGCTTTACCAGTTTTATCTTTTTTTTCTAATTCTTCATAAAACTCAAATAAAGAATGATCTGTAATATGATTGTTTATAATTTGTTTTTTTATATCTTCCTTATCAATTTCATAAAGTATTTTTGTTAATTCAACATCAGTTATATCTGTATTATTTTTGTTAAATTTTCGTATAACATCCGCATCATCCCAAATATTACCAATTTTTAAAATAGTTTCTCGCAAGTATCTCTTCAAGTTTGCTTATTCTATTTTGTTGCTCCATAATAATTTTATATAATTCTTGCGTAGCACTTACATTCAAAGCATATATATATTCTTTTGTTAGTATATGTGCGTCATCTACTTCATAACCATATACGAAACATTCAGTAATATTTTCAGGTATTATTTTATTACCATCTTCATCATCTAATAATATATATTCGGTTGTTATTTCTTTTACTTTAAATGTTTGTCCTGTTTCATTATTATGGTCGCCATTATATTTAATATTTATTTCATTACCTATTTGAATGTCATTAATATTTATAAATATTTTATTTTTATCACAATTACAATTTTGCATAACATTAGGTAATAGTTTTTTAACTAAATCTACTGCTTCGGGTAATATTTCTCTAACTTGTTGTGCTATAAATCCAATTACAGGTTTAGTACCCCTTGCAGGGTCTATATATTCATATTTTTTAGGTTCAATTAATAATAATTTATTTAATGCTTCTTTATCTTGAATATCTGTAATATTTTTTTTAATTCTACTATCACTATATTGCGATAATGCCCCATGAATCCATAAACTACCTGAATGATAACTTACAAACTTTGTTTGGTCGTCCTTATTTCTAAAAGTTATATTATAATTAGTCCCGTGTCCCCTAATATAAGTACTATTATCAGGTTCAAAATAAAATCTTGCTTGACCCCAATGATTATCTCCGTGCCATTGCCACGCTTTAAAAAGAACTTGTTGTGTGTTGGTTATTCCTAATGCTTCCGTTGTTCCATTTGTTTGAACTGAAAAAGCATTTCCTGATATAGTTGGACCTAATCCTGCTTGGTTCCAAAAACTTGCAGATGCTGTATTACCTGGATTACTTGGACTTCCTGTTAAAGATAAAGCACCATCTACATTTAAATTACCTTGTATCTGTGTATTTGTAACACCCCATCCCTTATTTCTTCCAATATGTATTGTATTGATATCAGCACCCTCATAATACATTAAAGAAGCTAAGCGGTCACCGGAGTCATGAACTGCAATTTCTGTATTATCAGTACATTCTAACAATAAACCCGCTGTATTACCACTCCAACCGAGTTCGACGCCATAATTTTTATTAATTGAACCAATTGCCAAAGATCCTACATCCATATGATTATTATCTATTCCATATAAAATTCCACCATTTACACATAATATTCCATCAGTCCTTGAATAACCCGTTACATGTAAATTTGCTTGTGGATTATCAGTGCCTATACCAACATTACCTTTATTATAATATATATTATCAGTTGTTCCTTGTTTTTCAAATTGTGGCGGGCATGTAACTATATTATATGGACCCACATTGCTTGTGCTAAAATTTTCAATGGATTTAAAATATGCACCTACAAAATAGAATAATAAAAAAATTATAATAATAATTATCATAATTGTATTCATTAATTCTAGTTTATTATCAAAAAAAATCATTTTGTTCTAATCAAATAATATATTTTTTTTATAAAAATAATGGTCGCGGTCAAGAAACTAATCATATGTTAATCAAATTTCCAAACTTGATAAAGAAAAATTTAGGTGTTAACTTATTTAGAAGAAGTTTTGTAACACATTGGATTGACAAAATGAATCATAATGAAAAAAAAAGATGGTTCACGCCATGCTCACAAGTTTTACCAAAATTGAAACACACTATAAAAGAAAATTTGACTCGCTTCAAGATAAAATATTTGATAATATATTCAATTAAATATTTGAATTTAAAAGATTTTAAGAACTTAAATCCTTATTTCATTATTATAATTGGTATATGTATTGCAATAACTTCATGTATAACTTATAAAATAATAAAAATAACACCTAATCCAGCATATATTAGAATATTTACTACAATTGATATTATAGTTATTTTATTAATTAGTTATCTTTTCTTTAAAGAAAAAATTAAGTGTATGATGTTAATAGGATTTGTTTTAATATCACTTGGAGTTATGATATTAACATATTATTAATTATTTAAATTTAAAAATTTTAATATTTTTATTGCTTTTTCTTTCCCTATTTTTTGAATTGTACATAGTTCTTTTATTCTATTATTATAATCTTCAATTTTTTGTAATTCATTAATTAAAATAGGCATTGAATTATATTTTTCAGAAATATGTTTTGAAATAACAAAGGAAATTGTAGGTATTTGTGATAATTGTAATAAATAACAATTATCTTGTGTTATATTTTCAATTTTTTTAGATTTTATTTTTACATTTGATAAATAATTATCTATATTATTATCAGTATTATTGATATACTTGTCTGGACATTTAATAATATTACATACAAATGATAATATAAAAGTAACAGTTTCTTGTATATTATTTGTAAATATTATTTTAATATTATCTCTATATAATGTTCTAAAATATACACTAGGAATACTTGTATTATTTCTTAATAAACTTTTATTAATTGTATCGCCTTCAATAATATAAGTAATATTATTAGGATCTATATTAGATAATAATCTTTTTTTTTGTTCTTTATATCTACCATCAGTAATCGATGATGTTAAATCATAAAGTGTTTTTCTTTCAAAATAGAAAGTTTTATTAATAGATTCTATAATAATAATCATGTCAGCAAGTTCTAAATTTTTTGAAATAATTTCGATTTTATCTTTATAAATATCTAAATCTCTTGATAAAAAATCTTTTAATATATATTTCTCTCTACAATCAATTTCAATTTTAATCATTAAATTTATTTTATATATATAATTTATAGAATGCGATATATATTTATATATTATAACATATTATACATAATATTTTTAATTTTAATTTTTATTTATATAAAAAAAGTATTAAATAATTGTTATAATATAGAAGAATTCGAAGGAACACACGAACCAGATGATACAAAAGAACCTGTTGATAGTACAAATAAACCAAATGATGAAGTAGATGAAATATTTAAACCTATTATAAGACAAATAGGAGAAAGAAGAAGAAAAATATTAGGTAAACTAGAAGATAATGAAAGAGAAAAATACAATGTAGATCCAAAAAATAAAACAAATATAGATGATATTAAAGTTTATAAAAGTGAATATGCAGATAAAGAAAAAATAATTGATGAAATAAAAAAAGACTTTAACTAATTTTTAAAAACTACTAAAAATCATTGCATTTAAATTCTTATTTTCTTTATATTTATTTATAATTTTAATATTTTTAGAATTATTAATTAAAAAATCAATAAATTCTTTTGAATTATATGGTAATTTAACTTTTAAAAATTTTTTATAATTTTTTAATAAAATATATTTTAAAATAAAATAACAAAAAATATTCGTTTTTTCATACCATTCATTATTTTTGTAATGATTTAATATTTTTAAGAATTGATTATACGAAAATTCTAATTCTTTTTTATATAATAACTCAAAGTCGATATTATATTCACAGGAAATAAAAATTAAATTATAAATAGTTGCCCAAAATTCTATAATTGATTCATTTGGTAATAAAACAGTATCTTCAGATATATTAAAAAATTTTTTTATTTTATTTATATCATCATAATATATATTCATTGTTGAATCATTAATAATATTTACATGATGAAATAATTCGTGTAAAATAACTTTACTATATTCGCAATTTCTATGAATATATATATCATTACTTTTTACATTTGTAAATCCACCATTAAAATTAATAGAATCAAATATACAATGTTTATTGGGCATATATCTTTTAAATGAACATAATGCTAAATGAAATGTTATTTTTTTATCAATATTATATATTTGAGATAATATAAGAATTCTTTTATAGATTTTTATTAATTTGAATATAGAATTATTGTTTTTTTTGTAATATAAATTAATAGAAATATTTGATATATTACTATATATTTTGATACATTTATTACAATTATTAATATATTTCATGACTTTATTAATATTACCAAATTTTGAATCAATACATTCTTGATAAAAATTAGATATTAATATTTTAGAATTATCATTATTTAATTCTTCTATTATAATGCTATCAAATATATTATAATCACATTTTTTTTTGACATCAGTTATTAATTTTTTAATTAATGTCATTATTCAAAAAAGATTTAGCTTCTTTAATAATAGAATTTAAATATTTTTTATTATGTAATTTATTAATAATTAATAATAATTTATTATTAATTATTTCATAATTATTATATTTGTCAATATCATCTATATTAAGATTCTTTAATTCATTATAATAATTTATTCTATTTAATATTAAATTAGTTATATCTATATTGATATCATGTATAAGTTTTTTATTTTTAATATCATTTTGCCATATTTGTTCATTATTATTATAATATATCCATTTATTATTTCCAACATATTTATATTTATTTTTAAATATTGTGGAAATCAATATTGCTATATTATAATCAGATATATCACTTGTGATATTATCAATTAACTTATTTATTTCATTATTTTGCATTTATAATAAATATTAATTATATTTTATATAGATATAAAAATATAAAATAATTATAGATTAATAAATGAATGAATGGAATATACTAGATTTATATTTTAAAAATCATAAATATCCATTTACAAGTCATCACTTAGATAGTTATAGAGATTTTATTAAAAATAATATTCCTAATATTATTAAATCATATAATCCTATTACAATGATTAAATACAACGATTCCGGTGAAATTATTATAAAAATTGAAATATATGTTGGTAATAAAAACTCGGATGAAATATTTATAGATAGACCCATCACATTTGATGGTCCTTCACCTAAAATAATAACACCTAATGATGCGAGATTAAGAAATTTAACATATGAAACTCATATATATGCAAATGTACTTGTAAAAATAACAGATAATGATAAATATAATTATGAAAATACATTCAAAAATATTGCTATAGGTTCTATACCTATCATGTTACATAGTGACGCCTGTATATTAAACGGACAAGGAACAGAAATATTAAAAACATTAGATGAATGTGTATATGATATGGGTGGATATTTCATAATTGATGGTAAAGAAAAAGTTATAATTGCACAAGAAAGAATAACAAGTAATAAATTGTTTATATCAAAATTAAATGATGATGATAATTTTTCATATAAAGCAAGTATAAAATGTACAAGTGATGTTGGAGAGAGCGCATTAGCGCCAAAAACAGTTGAATTTTATTTAGTTAAAAATACAATAAATATTGAAGAGAGAGAGGTAAATGAAAATTATATAGAAAAAAAGGGAGCAATATTATGTTCTTTTAAAGCAATTAATGGAAATAAAATACCAGTATTCATATTATTTAGAGCATTAGGAATTGAATCAGATAAAGATATATGTGAATTGATTTTAGGCAATGATTTAAATGATAATGAAATGAAGCATTTTTATAATTTTATAAGACCCACTATAACAACAGCACATAAATATACACAAGAAGATGCATTCGAATATATGAGACCAATTTCAATGTATAAAACTACAGAACATATTAAGAGTGCATTAGTCACGGACTTATTTCCAAATATTCCATTATTTGAAAATAAAGGTAAGTATTTAGGATATTTATTAAAACAATTTATAAATAGTTGTTTGAATATTTCTGTTGTAAGTGATAGAGATAGTTATACTTATAAAAGAGTTGATATTAGTGGTTATTTATTATCGCAATTATTTTATGAATCTTATACTAAATTAAGTAAATTTATTAGAGATAATTTAGATAAAACATATAATTATGGTGCATGGAAAAGTTATAATAATTATGATTATTTTATAAATGAAAATAATATTTATAAAATAATTCCATCTCTAATTATTACAAAAAGTTTTTCAAGATCACTAAAAGGTATGTGGGGACTTGAAGATAACGATGATCCAGAATTAGGTATGGTACAAGATTTATCTAGAATATCTTATATAGGATTTTTATCTCATTTGAGAAATATAAATATTCCTCTTGATAGAGACATTAAATTAACTAGTCCTCACAGACTACATTCACAACAATATGGTATAATGTGTCCTTTTGCAACACCAGATGGTGCTTCTGTAGGATATTTAAAAAATATGGCACTTCTTGCAAAAGTAACTCCATATAGTGATATTAATTATATAAAAGATTGTTTTAAAGATTTAAAATTTGTAATTTTGATTGAACATTTTAATAAAGTATTAAATAGAAATATTACAAAAATATTCTTAAATGGTTCTTATTATGCACTAACATATGAACCTAATTTGCTTATTAGAACATTAAAAGCATATAGAAGAAATAATTTAATAAATATTTTAATATCAATTTCATGGGATATCAAAAATAATATTATAAATATTTTAAGTGATTCTGGAAGATGTTGTAGACCTCTAATAATTGCTTCAAATATCTCTAAAATTAATAAATTTAATAATTGGTTTGATATGTTAACAGGAACTGTTAATACATTAGTTGAAATTGATAAAAATGACAATTTTTATTATAAAAGTTTTTATACATCACCTAAAACATTATCTCAATGTGCTAATAAAACTGATAATGAAATATTAGATTTATTAGAAAATAATGGAGCAGTTATAGAATTTGTTGATATTGATGAACAAGATACTCTATATATTGCAATGAATTATACTGATATTACAGATTTTCATACACATATTGAAATACATCCATCTACAATGTTAAGTGCAATTAGTTCAAATATTCCATTGTCAAATCATAATCAATCTGCAAGAAATGTTTTCCATGCTGCACAAAGTAAACAAGCAATTGGTGTATATGCAACTAGTTTTAATAAAAGATTTGATACAATGTCTTATGTTTTACATTATTCGCAGAAACCTATTATTACTACAAGAATATCAGATTATACATTAAATAATAATTTACCAAATGGATTTAATGTCATTGTTGCAATTATGAGTTATACTGGTTTTAATCAAGAAGATAGTATAATGATTAATAAACATTCTTTAGATAGAGGATTATTTTCATTATCTTACTATAAATCAATAACTGCTACATCAAAAATAGAATCACAATATGAAAAAATAATATTTGCAAATCCAATTATATATCAACAAAAAGGTTACAAAATTAATAATATGAAATCTGCAAATTACAATTATATAAATGAAGATGGTTTTATCTCTGAAGGGGTTTATATACCAAAAGGACAAAAAGTAGTTGTTGTTGGAATGTTAAGCGAAAAATATGTTTATAAACAAATTAAAAAAGGGGTTTTTACAGAATTAGTTAAAGAAATAATATATACTGATTGTTCTGTAACAACTGATAATTCATTATTTGGTAAAGTGGATAAAGTATTTATTGGTAATAAAATAAATGATGAAGATACTAAAATTTGTAAAGTTAGATTTTTAAAAATTAAAAGACCTGAATTTGGTGACAAACATGCTTCTAGACATGGACAAAAAGGAGTTATTGGAATGATATTACCAGAAGAAAATATGCCATTCACTAAACATGGTATTAGACCGGATATTATAATTAATCCACATGCTATACCATCTCGTATGACAATTGGGCATTTAGTTGAATGTGCTTTTGCTAAATTATCATGTATTAATGGTAATTTAGGAGATGGTACAGTATTTTTACCATTTGAAGAAAGATTGATATATAATAATTTAGAAGATTTGGGTTTTGATAAACATGGTGATGAAATATTATATAATGGTTTTACTGGAAAACAACTTGATACACAGATATTTATAGGACCTACTTTTTATTTTAGATTAAAACATATGGTTGCTGAAAAAATGCATGCTAGAGATATTGGTCCTAAAGTTTCATTAACTAGACAACCTACCGCGGGAAGACGCAAGGGTGGTGGATTGCGCATAGGAGAAATGGAAAGGGATAGTGTTTTAAGTCATGGTATTAGTAAATTTATGAGGGAAAGTATGACAATTAGATCTGATAATTATAAATGGCCGATATGTCAAAATTGTGGTACTTTAGCAATATATAATCCAAATAAAAATAATTATATATTAGAATGTAAAAATTGTAATAATAATAAAAACATTGTTGAAGTTAATACACCATATTGTTTTAAATTACTCGTACAAGAACTTGAAACAATGGGATTACAAATGAGATTAAATACAGATGGGTTAAATTATATTGATAATGAAACAAATATAGATATTGATATGATTATATTTGAAAATAATATAAATAATGGTGAAATGACAGGTGGATCGGATATTCTATCTAATGTATCTAATATATTTGAACGCATTAAAAATTTTTATGTAAAATCACAAGAAGATACAGTGGCAAAAGAAGAACCAGTAGGAGAACTAGAGGGATCACTAGAGGGATCACTAGAGGGAGAACCAGTATCAGTGCAAAACTCAGAAGAGGAGGAAGAAGAAGAGGAAGAGGAAGAGGAAGAGGATGAAGAGGATGAAGATGAGGAAGAAGAGGAAGAAGAGGAAGAAGAGGAA